CTCTGCGCGGAACTCATCCGTGTACTGCTTGCTGTTGCCCATAAACACCTCGGTCATTGCCATCAATTATGGCGTCCGAGTGTCTACGAAAGGCTGGCCGGTCCAGATAGGGATTCTTCTGGTCGTCTTGGTTGGCCTGACCTGGATCGGGTCGAAAGTTGTGCCGGGCAGCGGGCCCGCAGTTGCTGATGCGCCTAAGGCATTGGCCGGGCCGCCGCCTAACCAAGTCGAGGCGCCGGCGATAGCGGACCCTGAGCCGGAGCGCCCCATGTCGGCCGCCGAAAAGAAGGCCCAACAGGAGAAGTGGTTCGGCGCCGAGACCATCGTGGCAGCCGAACGCGCAGTGAGGGGCGAGCTGAAGGACCCTGACGCCGCGCAGTTCCGGGACGTGCGCGCCAACTACACCGAGGAGTTCGGCGTGGTCGCCTGCGGGCGGGTCAACGCCAAGAGTGACTTCGGTGGGTACACGGGCTTCCGTCGCTTCGTGTTCGGGGATGGACGAGTGATCCTTGAAGGACGGGATAACGTCGGCGCCGCTTGGTCGAAGGCGTGCTTGTGAAAAGCAGAGGGAGAGCGTCCAAGACGCTTTCCCTCCCCTTTATCCTCGTTTCAACATGCGAGGAGAAGCTAAGCTACAGCGAATGATTGGCGTTTAGTAATTGCTGCATAGATCTGAGTCGCGACCGCTTTCGCAACCGGAGGCGGAAAAGCGTTGCCGATTTGACGATAAGCAGCGGTTTTGCGGCCGCTGAAGTGCCAATCATCCGGGAAACCTTGAACTCTCGCGGCCATTCGAGTTGTCAGGCGCGGCATGCCGACGAAGTCTCGCTCGGGCGCATCATCCCAAACCCCCTTTCCGTCTACGCCCAAGCTGGCCCAGGCTTTCTTTGCTCTAGTTGGACCAAGATCAGGACCGCCATGCTTTTTAGACCCACCAACAAGGGTCGGGGCGATCGCGTTCGCTCTCAGGCGCCACGCATCGGCCCCGCGCCAGCCGCGTGCTGCCATCAGGTCGTGTAGAAGCTCACCGACCGTACTCGCTTCTTGCGGGACTGGAGTTGGCCACGAGAAATTCGCTGCGAACTCCTTCCGAATGCCTACAAAGACTACCCGCGGACGCAATTGCGAGACACCGAAGTCAGATGCGTTCAGAAGGCGCCAGCTTGGGACGTAGCCCAGCTTCTTCAGTTGACCCTCTACCTTATTTCGGTAGTCATCAAACACTGCATCCAACAAGCCGCGGACGTTTTCCAGCATTACGGCACGGGGGCGGCATTCATCTACTAGGCGTATCGCTTCTGGAAACAGATCGCGCTCATCATCCGCACCTAGCTGCTTGCCCGCTTTCGAAAATGGCGGGCATGGTACACCGCCAGCAAGTAGATCAATTCCCTTATAGTTATTGGCGCTGAAAGTTCGAAGATCGCTTTCGAACACATTCCAGCTAGGCCGATTGAATCTCAGCGTGGCGCATGCCGGGGGTTCGATTTCCACCAGGGCTTCGTGGCCAAATCCGGCCATCTCCAATCCTAGCGCTTGACCGCCGGCGCCGCTGCAAATCTCTAGTGAGCTTGGACCTTTCATCTAATTCTCTTTGTTGAACTGTTGTCTTCGCCTGCCGCCGTAGCTCTCTGGTCGCCAGCAACGCTGCGTTCGACAAAGGTACGCATGAACTCTCTCAGAACTTGAGACGCTGCTAGGTCGTGCCCTCGGCACGCCCCCACGAACGCCTCCCTCAGGTCCTTGTCAATGCGGATTCGAAGTCCGACGTCTTTTCTGTTCACTAGAGCAATCTATCACGTGGATACACACTTGTGTATCCACGCGGGGTGTCCGATACTTGCCACCCCTAAGCATGGATGCAAAGAAATGTCTATCGGTCCTTTGCCTGTCGTTGACCATGAATTGGAGCAGGTGCGTTTGGCCCTTGCCTCCAAGCCTGATTTGCTCGGCATCATCGGTCGCGCGATTCGGAAGTCTTTTGATGAGGTCATAGATGGGCCCCGGACTGGTCGGTATCGAATCGAACAGTTGGAGAAGACTGAAAAAACGTACTTTGGTACGAAGGTGGAAATCGTCCTGCGCGCTGAGCTCGGCCTTGCTCGAGGACACTTGCTTGACAACCTCATTGCCGGGCATGAGGTGGACACCAAGTTTACGGTCGGTAGTACTTGGATGATCCCCAAGGAGGCAGTGGGAGAACTCTGCTTGGTTGTCTACGGAGACGACAACGCGGGGACATGTGGCATCGGCCTGCTGCGCATGCATCCGGCAGTGCTTACCAATGGTGCCAATCAGGACGGCAAAAAGAGCGTGTCAGCCTACGGCAAGACGCAGATCACTTGGCTCGCGCAGGGCGCGATGCCCAAGAACTTCATGCTGCACCTGCCAGATCACGCGCGAGAGGCAATCATGGGAGCTTCTAGCGGAAAGCAGGCCATCGCCGCGCTGTTTCGCAACGTCAGAAGGCAGATCATTCCGCGATCAGTGATTGAGCAAGTTGCTCAGCAGCGAGATCCTCTCAAGCGCGCACGGGAGGCTAAGGCCATCTTGGCAGCAGAAGGCATCCAGGTGCTTTGCTCGGCGTACATGGAAGACCGGGCCGAGTTTGTAAGGCATGGATTTTCCGGGTTCAGTGATGATGATTGGCTGAGCATTTGAATATTCCATAATGGGTAGGCAGCGAAGGAAGTGCCTGTTCCGTAGCGCTTTAGGGGCAGCCAGTAAGAAGCGACCTTGATTCGCACATCTGGTTGAGGGAAGCTCAGACAAAGTGTTGGTGTCGGCGCAAGAGTCTGGCCGGTACTATGTGAACTAATCGGGCTTGCTACCAAGCTAGCCCGAGGATCGCCGACAGTGGCTATGGCGGTCAGAAGTGCTTTCGGTGGCAAGAACAGCCGAGGCCAGCCCTGCGTGACGAACCGGGCAGCCCATCTCTGCGACGCACAGCAGGCCCAGTTCCCCGGCGGCATCCCGCCGTCGCGGGAGCCCTGGAGATGGAGCACGCCTGTGACTAACCCCTACGAACCGAAGAAGCTCTCCCCCGAGGAGATGGCGGAACTGCACGCGCTCCCCGACGACGCACTGGCGACCGCCCAGGAGGCGGCCGCGTTCCTGCGCCTGAAGTACAACACTCTGTCGTGGTATCGCTGCAACGGCGGAGGCCCGAAGTACACCCGCGTCGGGCCGAAGCTGATCCGCTACCGCATGGGCGACCTGCGCGAGTACGCGAAGGGCCAGCCGATGGGCGAGGGAATGCGAAAGGTCGGCGCCGCGATGCTGGCGGCTCGCACCGCCAAGGCGGAGGGCTGACCGATGGCCGCACAAGAAAACGCCCACGGCGTGCTAGACCGTGGGCGCAAGGCTACAACCGACCGGGAGACGGAGCCTGCCAGAGCTCACGGGATCAATGATGCCGCCCGTCGTCCCTCGGATAAGCCATCGTTCGAGCACAACGTCGGACCGTACCTCCGCGCCGGCCTGACGCTGATCCCGCTGCACAGGCACGACGCCACCGACGCGAGGGGCAGGCAGCGCGGGAAGTCGCCGCGCGACGGCGCCTGGCAGTCGAGGGACTACGACTCCCGCGCCGTGGTCGAGCGAGCGGCCCGAGACGGGACGAACGTCGGCGTGCGCCTGTCGCCGGGGTGGCTGGTGCTCGACGTGGACCCTCGCAACTTTCCCGAGGGCCGCGACCCGCTGGCCGAGCTGGTGCGGGACCTGAGGCTCGACCTGTCGCAGGCCCCGCACACGGTCACGGGCTCGGGCGGACACCACTACTGGTTCACCAAGCCGACCGACGTGCAGCTCCTGGACAGCCTGGAGGACTACCCGGGCGTGGAGTTCAAGAGCCACGGCCGCCAGGTCGTGGCTGCAGGTTCCGTGCACCCGTGCGGCCGCCGGTACGAGTGGGACGACCTGTCGCCCGACCTGGACGACGCCCCGGAGCTGCCCGCCACGCTGCTGCGCCTGACACGCCGCCCCGTGCGGGCCCACGGGGATGCGGCCGGGCTGGGCGAGCTCACGCCGGAGATGCTGGCCGCGTCGCTGGAGCACCTGGACCCCTGCGACTTCCAGGACCACGACTCGCAGTGGCTGCCGCTCATGATGGCCTGCCACCACGCCACCAACGGCGACGGGCGGCAGGAGTTCATCGACTGGTCCACGCAGGACCCGCGCTACTCGGACGACGCGTGGACCATCGGCAGGCGGTGGGACTCGCTGCACGCCAGCCCGACGGGCGGACGCCGTGGGCGCCCGGTGACCGTGAAGTTCCTGCACAAGGTCGTGCAGGAGGCGGGCGGCCAGGTGGCGCGCACCGAGGCGGAGGACGACTTCGACGCGTGGGAGGACCCCGAGGACCTGGGGCGCGGCGTGGACGACGCGGCCCTGCGCGAACCGCCAAGGACCGAGGGCATCGCGGCCGTCATCGAGGAAATGAACGCCCGGCACTACGTCGCGCTGGACAATGGGTTCCAGGTCGTCACCGAGGAGCCGGACCCGATCTTTAACGGCCGCGTGCGCTACCAGCGCATGTCGAAGAGCGACTTCCGATCGGCCTACGAGAACCAGCTCGTCGAGCACAACGACAAGCTGATGAGCAGGGCCGACCTATGGCTCAGGAGCCCACACCGTCGCACCTACAAGGGCATCATCTTCGACCCGGCGCGCGAGCTGGAGCACGAGGGCTGGCTCAACATGTGGAAGGGCTGGTCCGTCGAGCCGGCGCCAGGCGACTGGTCGCTGCTGCGCGAGCTCATCCGCGACGTGCTCACCGACGGCGACCCGGCCTCGTTCGAGTACGTGCTGAACTGGATGGCCTTCATGTTCCAGCACCCCGAGAAGGTCGCGGAGGTCGCCGTCGCCTTCAGGGGCGCGAAGGGCACGGGCAAGAGCACGCTGGGCCGTGCGCTCGCCAAGATCGCCGGGGCCAGCGGCCTGCACATCGCCAACCCGTCGCAGCTCGTGGGGCGGTTCAACTCCCACCTCCAGAACTGCATCCTGCTGTTCGCCGACGAGGCGTTCTGGGCCGGCGACAAGGCGGGCGAGTCGGTGCTGAAGGCGCTCGTGACGGAGCCGACGATGACCTACGAGGGAAAGGGGCGCGACACTGTGACCGGGCGGAACCACGTCCACATCGTCATGGCGTCCAACAACGAGTGGGTTGTGCCGGCCGGCATGGACGGCGAGCGCAGGTTCGCGGTGTTCAACGTTAACGAGCGGCGGCGTGGCGACAAGGAGTTCTTCGTCGCTCTCAACCGCCAGCTCGAAGGAGGCGGCCTGGCTGGCCTGCTGCACGAGATGCTGAGCCGCGACCTGGGCGACTGGCACCCGCGCGACAGCGTGCCGCAGACCGAGGCGCTGGCCGAGCAGAAGCTCATGAGCCAGAGCCCCGAGGAGTCCTGGTGGGACGGCCTCCTGGATGCCGGGCGCCTGCCCAACTTCCTAGGCGACCTGCCCTGGGACGCGGAGGCCGTCGAGGTGGACAAGGACGAGCTCCACGCCGACTACGTCGCGCACGCCAGGATGCTCGGCGTCAGGCCGAAGACGAAGGCGGGGCTCGGCATGGTCATCAAGAAGAAGGCGGGGTTCGGTGACAGGCAGGTCGTCACCCACGACTGCCGCAAGACCTGGCGGTGGGTGCTGCCCAAACTGGTCGACGCGCGGGCCATCTGGGCGAGGCGCGTGGGCCGCGGCTGAGGGCAATCTCGGCCACGGTCCGAGACGCGGCCGACCCTCCGTGACGGTGGGTCGGCCTTTTTGTCTTTGCGGATCATGCGCTTACCGGACCGAAGCACGAACGACCGAGCACGCAAGCTCGTTTCGCGTTCGGCCGAGAAACGAGCCCGGAACTAAATACCTAAATGCTAAATAGAACGAACCGGAATTTGGCATTTGGATATTTAGTTTCTGAGGTCGTTTCTTATCTGATCTTACTTTTAGTCTGTGAAGTCTATGAAGAATAATAAAAATCAATAAAAGCAAGGCTTTTCTGAGCACGGACTGATCTCGGCAGCACGGACGGCTTCCGTGACGCCGACCCCCTCAATGGTGTGACCTGAGCCTGGCCGAGCGCGGCGGGCGTGGCGACCGATGCGGGGATTGCGTCGGATCGTCCTTCCGACCGTGTGCGTTCTGTCCCTCGCGCGCGAGGCGAACAGTCCAGGCCGTCCCACCGATGTGCGCCACCTAATCAGACATGAGAGGGCCGACGCCATCCAAGCCGTTGATCCGACTGCTTGAACGATGGCGTGCCTGCGCGCGTAAGCACGACACGATCACGCCGTAAGCCATTTTCATGGAGACGACGACCATGCCATCTGTCCCCAACTCATTCTCGCCCGAACGGCGCGAGGTGTTCTTCCAAGTGCTGGAGGACACGTGCTCGCCCAAGCAGGCTGCGGCAGCGGCTGGCATCAGTAGGCAGACGGCCTTCTACCACAAGGCCAACGACATCGAGTTCCGGACGCGGTGGGAGAAGGCCATTGAGGTCGCCCTGGACTCGCTCTTGGACGAGGCGTACAGGCGAGCTGCGATCGGCTACGACGAGCCCGTGATCCACCAGGGACGCCTCGCCACCACCGCGGACCCGACGAACGGCGAAGAAAGGCCGCTCACCGTCAGGAAGCACAGCGACAGGCTTCTGGAGGTGCTGCTCAAGTTCCGCTACGGCGATCAGATGGCCGACAGGTTGCGCGTCAGGGTCGAGGACACGGGCCTGTCGGCCGACGCCCTGCTGGCGATGCCTGCCGACGAGCGCGCCCAGTTGGTGGCGTTGCTCTCCAAGTACAACGCAGCGCGGCCGCAGGAGAGCCAGGAGAATGAATAGCAAGCTGACGGTTACTGAGGTGATGCAGCGCGCGACCCAAATCGACGCCATGCTGGACGCGATCATCGGCACCGCGCCCGATGCTGTTCAGGCGATGGGCGGGCGCGACGCCCTGGCCCGTCGCAGCGAGATGACCTGCATTGGCCCGGTGCCGCGCCTTGAAGCCGAGACCTGGGAGCGCATGTCGGTGGAGTACGAGGTGCAGCGCGAGCATGGCAGCGTCAACCGGGGAGACAAACCACAGTCGCCCCGGTAGACGTTTACTCACTTGTGCCACTGGTCCTTTACATGATCGGAGACCTTCTCATTCAAGTTCTGCCACGCGGCATTATTGTTGGTGGTGTCAACAATAAATAGAGAGTCGTTGCGATCCATTGCTGCCCAGACCTTATCGACTGCTTGGGATGCCGTGTAGCTGGAGTTGACGTACCAGACGGACTTGTGAACCTTTGCCCACGAGCCCAAGGATTTGATCGCATCAGTAACCTTCGAGTAATCCTGTCCTGGGCTGTACAGGTCATAAGACACAACTAGATTGTTGGCCATGGGCCGTTTCCCCTGAAAGCATCTGGTTGATGCCTCTTAATCACAGCATGAATGAGTCTCACGCGCTGCGAAAATTATTGCCCTCTTACATTCCATCAGCGGGTGGCGCGGTGCCAAGCCCTTGATTCGTAACCCGGGGTGACGGCGGCAGCTTCGACGGAAACACGTTCGGAGAACGATGGCGTTCGCGCCCAACGCTCTGCGACACATTGCAGGCATCCGGTCAGCGCATTGGCGCGCAGACCACCCCGAGGCCGGGGATGCGCTCGTGACAGGCGACCGGAGGACCACGACCCCACCGGAGCACACGAGCATGAAGATCACCCTCAGCGACACCCCGCTACTCAGTCCCCAGCAGATCGGCGAGCTCGCCTCGCAGCTGGACGTGCTTCACAGGCGCGCCCTCGCCATGATCGAGCGACTGAACAAGGACGTCGCGGCCCGCAAGCAGCAGATTGCCGCACGCTGGAAGAGCGCGCCAGGTCTATCCTCCGGCGACCTCGCTCGCTTCGCGCAGAACGAGACCCTCGCCACCGTCCGCGAGATCCGCGACAACTCCAGGGCCGAGCTCGACAAGATCCTCAAGGACGCCGGCGCACCGCACGCGCAGCTCGTCGGCCAGCGAGAGTTCTACGACTCCCCGGCCAAGGTCCTGGCACGCGCCGAGCTGGGCGACCCGAAGCGCACTGAGTACCTCCAGCAGCTCCAGCACGCGGGCCCCGCCGAGCTCGGCCACATGGCCCAGGTCGCCGTCGGCACGGCCAACGTGGCACTCGCGTCCGCCGTACTCTCCCTGATCGACAGGCTGCCGACGAAGGACCGACCTGTCGGCCCCGCCGAGTTCGCGGGGGCCATGAGGCAGGACGACTTCCTGAAGGTGCGGGAGTACATCAAGCTGGGCGACGCTCGCCTCCAAGGCATCCTGGTCGCCATCCGCGCCTGGACCGCCGGCAAGGCGAACCCGCTCAGTACGGTCTCGCTGGCCATGCGGGAGCAGCGGATCGAGCGCGCACTGATCGAAGGCGACGGTGATGCGTAGGCTGGCCCACTACTCGGCGGACCACCCGGCGGCCATCGCCCTCGCCGGCATGGTTTCGGCCCTTCGCACCGGCCGAAACCTCCTCGCGTCCCTGGCCGAGAGGGCCGAGGCAGCGGGCGTGCGGCCCTACTCCGAGCACTTCGACGACGCGGCCCGTCTTGCAGGTGTTCCATACTGCCGCGCGCTGGACCTGTACGTGGACCGCGAGACCAAGGGCCGGGCCGACCGGCTGGAATACGGGCAGGCGCACCTCGCGCTCTGCTGACTGAGAAAACGCGGCCGGAACGGTGGGTGCGCGATGGGGCGAGGGGTGCTCCGGCCGTGTTTCGAGGGGGATGTCTTCACGGCATCCCCTTCTTTTTCTATGACATAGAGGAAAAGACGAGCCGATCTCCAATTGGAAGGTGGATCAACGGTTCCGTCTACCTGTGGGCTTTTGCCTTTCCCAGACGGCGTCCATATCCAGCTTCGGAAGCTCTTCTTTGATCTTCTCAACAGCCTTGGCGGAATATCTCTTGAATCGCTGCGAATCTACCTTGAAGTCCTTGAAGTAGTCATCCGACTCTTGGAGCTTCAACTCCTTAACAACGGCGAGGGCTCTGGGCGGCGAGAGGCTAACCTTCTCAGCGACCGCATGCAGCCCCAGTGAGTAGAAGCCAAGTTGATCGACCTTCCTTACCGCTAGGACCGTCGCCCCTGGAGTGCCCTCTGGAACGATGTGGACGGCATCGCCGTCCCTTCGGGTGATGCGGATTGCTACGTTGATTCCGTCGCCCTCAGCTGAAACCCGGAGAGTTGAGATGCCTGGAAACAGTTCCTGCCAAGTCTTGCCCTCCTTTACCTTGCGCGCCAACGCGTTCACTTCGAGCTCGCTCGGTTGTGAGCGTACGCCGGAGAGCGAGGACTCAACGATGGCGAGAGCTTTGAGCTTCGCCTTCGCCTCGACTTGGTCGCGTGAGTAGCGTTGGAGCTGCTGGATAATTTTCTCGAAGTCGGCCTCGATCATCGTGTGCAGGTCGGGCGGGGGGTTGGGCGAAACGGGCAAAACTCGCTCCGGAACGTGGTCGCTGAGTTTCTCGGCGAAAACTCTGCTGAGGATGTCGCGGAATAGAGTTACACCTGCCTGTGCGTGCAGGTACAACTCCTGTTCGGAGAGCTCGACCACGTCGTGTTGAGCAGCGTCGCGGAGACTGTTGATGATCTGGACGGTCAGTCCCTCGTCCACGCTAAGAAACTTAAGGTTGGCGTCGTCAAGGCACTTGCGCACGCACTTCTCGAAACCAATCGTCTCCCGCTCGTAGGCCTCCCTGATCTTGCCGCCCCTGTGAATAATGGCTGCCTTGAGGATCAGCTCGAAGCTCCGATCGAGGAGGATTAGGACGGCCTCCTTCCTGCCCCGGTCCCAAGGCCGGTTGAAGTGCTCGACCGCCAGCACCAAGGAGTCTATTCCCTTGTCCAGCAGCATTCTGGCCTGCTTTTTCATACTGTCCTCGTAATAGAAGAAGATCCGTTTCTTTTTTTTTGGGGGGGGGGCGGGGGCTCCCGAACCTAGCGTATCGCGACTTAATGCCTACATGCCCACCAACACGTAGGAAAACGTCATGAAGCTGGAACAATTGCCCACCAAAGAACTCCTGGCCCTGCACAACCGGATCGCCGACAAGCCCGCAGGTCCCAAGACCTTCGCGACGCGGACCAAGCTCGTCGCCCGGATCGAGCAGGTCGCGGCCGACAAGAACATAGACCTGGCCTCGTTCGGGCAGCCGAAGAAGCCCAAGGCGACCGCGCAGCGCGCAGACCCGAAGGCCGAGGCTACCGAAGCGCTGGATGCGACCGAGAAGAAGCCGCGCGGCCTTGGCGTCGGCGCGCTCGCACGCGCGATCCTGATGGACCCCGCAGGCTACCCGCACGCGCTGGTGGCCGATATGGTCAACGCGCAGATCGAGGGCGCGGCGGCGACGGCTAAGTCCGTGCGCTGGTATGCCAACGACATGCGCAAGAAGGGTGTCGAGGTGCCGCCGCGTCAGAAGCACCACCCGGCTGACATGGATGAGGAGCAGTCGGCCGAGGCTCTGTCCACGGTTCGGGTGGTCGCGCCCGCGCCATCCGACGACTGACGCCGTTCTCCTGTCGTGTACGAAAAAGGGCCGCCGTCACGGTGGCCCTTTCTTTTCATGCGCTTGTTCGCGATCACGTCCCGACGGTGGATTAGGTGGCCAGCCTGGGCGGCCATTCGCCCTTGGTCCATTCGAGGCCGAGCTGTTCGAGGATGTAGCGCGACGCCGTCTCCTGGTGCTTTCGCAGGTGCTCGGGGCCGACGTGGATGTAGCCCATAGTGACGTTGCTCGCGGCGTGGTTGAGCAGGTACTTCAGCTCAAGCAGCGGGACACCCGCCTGCACGGCCAGCGTTGCGAACGCGTGGCGCAAGGCGTGCCCCGTCAGTCCGTCCAGCTCGTGCTGCGCGACCTCGGCGACGTGGCCCGACTTCGATTCTGCGGGGAACAGCCACGGCGTCTTTCTGTGGAGGCGAGGGTTATCTTCGGCCCGGTGGCCGAGCAGGTCGGCGAGCGGTCCGGACAGCGGCAGGTCGAACGCTCGGGTCGATCCGCCCTTGGGCTTCGGCACGTGCAGACGCCCTGATGTGAGGTCCAGGTCGGATCCGCGTGCCTCGCAGGCCGACGTGCGCCGCATGCCCGTCAGCACCATGAACAGGTGAAGGTCGCGCCGCACCGGGTGGAGACCGAGCACCGCTTTACCCCATGCATTGAGCCTGTCCGTCGGCGCGTCCACCTTGCGCCGCCGTAGCCCGTGGTAGTCCACGTTCCCGCAGGGGTTTGGCGGCAGGTCCGGGTGCTCTCGCAGGCCCCGGTTGTACACGGCGCGGAAGATGCGGAAGGCGTTGTCCGCCGAGGGCGCGCCGTGCCGCTCGGTGATCCTGCGGTGCCTGTCGCGCACGCCTGACCGGTCCGCGCCCAGCTCGGCCAGTGGCCTGTCGAGCCAGTCGGACAGGTACTGCTCGCAGTTGTAGCGGTAGTCGTCCTTGGTCCTCGGGGACAGTGGCTTGGCCGCCAAGTGGAGGTCGAGCGCCTCGCGCAGGGTGATCCCGCGCGCCCGCGCCCGACGCCGCTCCTCGTTCGGGTTGGTACCGCCCCGCATGCCGACGAGCGTCTGCCGGGCGGCATCTCGGGCCTGCTTGGCGTCCATTGCGGGGTGGTCGCCCAGCTTCGTCCTGACCTGCCGGCCGTTGACGAGGGACTGGACGTAGAAGCTGCGCTTGGTGGGGGTGACGATGAGGTAGAACCCCCTCATCTCGGTGTCGGCGTACAGGGCCGACTTGCCCGGCTCGGGCTTCGGCGCCCTCTCGACGAGGGACTGGGTGATCTTCGACTTCATGCTGGCTCCGTGGGTGGCGGGGCCACGGCACGGACACGGTTTCGCACCACAAGGTGCCGTGTTCAGTCGCGCCGTAAGTGCCCCTGAAGCCTCATTAGGTCGCGGTTTTCCCTTGCTGTAAGCACACTTAGGCCATCTGATACCAAATCATGGCAAACTGCGCGCGCAGCGATTCGTAATGCGTAGGTCGCAGGTTCGACTCCTGTTTCCGGCACCAGTTTTAAGCTCGAAAAAGCAGTAAAATCAAGGGGTTGGCCGGATTTCCGACCAACCCCTTTTTCTTGCCCTCCTGGTTCACCCCGGGGAAAACAGGGATTTCCAGGGATAGTTTTTCCCCACTTTTTCCCCAGCCTATGACCGGAATGCTGCCCATCCTGCGCGCCATGTTCCCCGACAAGCCGCTCTTGTCGGTCGAGGACGTGGCGCGGGTGCTCAACCGAACGGGGGCCGGCAGCTACGAGCAGACCCGCGAGCAACTGGCGGCCGGCGTCATCGTTCCCGGCTTGCGCAAGTTGGGCGGCAGTTGGCTGGTGCCGGTGACTGCGCTCGCCGAGGCGCTCGACGGGCTCACAGACACTGACGTTGCAGGACAGGCCACCCCCAAGGCCCACCCAGCCCGGCACACGGTCACCGGTGCCAACCCCATTGTGCCGCGCAAGGGTGGGCGGGTTCCTGACCGGGCCAAGCACATGGCACTGGCCGACATGACGTCCCTGGCCTTTGCCTTGGCCACCTTCGATGCAACGGAGTTTTGGGGCGAGGTGTTGGCCGTGCTGGGGCAGCCTCAGCAGCGCCCTGCGCTGACCGCAACGCCCGCCGACTGCTTCGCCGAGCTTCAGCCCTGGGTGCGGCAGGACGGGCGTTTGGTGGGCCATGTGCAACTGCTGCCCATCGAAGAGCGCGACAGGGCCCTGGCAGAGGGCGAAATCTGGGACGCTCCCTTGGCCGAGGCGCTGCTGGAGCCTTGGACCAGCGTCGCGGCGCGCGAGCCATTCGATGACGCAATGGAGGCGGCACAGTCCGCGTTTCAGGCGGCGTGGAGCGAGGTCCGGAACCAAGCCCGTGCTCAAGGCTTGGATGACGGCCTGCCGCCCGCGGCGGACCCAATCACTCGCACGCCGTTCCGCTTCTAAGCTGCCACAGTCCCCTTTGACATCGGTGCCTCCCAAGCATGTCGTTTGATTCAAAAGCAAAGACCGAAGCGGCGCTGATCCGTCGCTATGCCGACCGCTACGGGCACGCGGACGACATGTTCGCGGGCGGGTGGGGCGTGCCATGGGGGAAGCTGATGCGCGTGCTCGACAACGAACTGGCCGTTGAGAGAAAGCAGCGCCAGGAGCTGGTGGCCGGCAAGCGGAAGGTGGTGCGGACGGACACATGGACCGCCGCCGAGGCCGCGGGCCTGCTGAACATGACTTACGAAACCTTCAACGCCTGGGCTCGCAAGGTGGGCGTGGTGGTGGACAAACCGGGGCAGGCGCGCACCCATGCCGCCATATCGCTGGTGGATCTTATCGACGCCGCCGAGGACGAGAAAAGCCGTCCGGGCGGCCGTCCGTGGCGGGATGCGAGGGAGGCAGGCCACGTCTTGGGGGCCACGCGAACGCTGCCCGAGGGCTTGGCGACGTTTCGAGAGCAGCTCAATGGCGACCTCCTGCTCACGATTGGGGTCGATGAGCGAGGCGAGCGGGTGGTGGCGTCGGTAAGGCCAATCGAAACACGGGGCGCGAAGGACCATGTTCGTATGTTCTTCCGAAGCAAGAACATCGCTGAGGTTGATCAACACAACTACTTCAAACTCGAGGTCGAGGAACGCGGGCTTGCCGAAGCGTTCGGCATGCCTTGGGCACAGCCCGCACTGAAAGGCGCGTTGCTCCAATGCCACAAGGACTGGCTGGGCGCCGTTGCCGACTTCATGGCATGGGAGGAGTCCCTGGCCATCAAAGACGCATCGGAAGCCCGGGCTGCATTCGATGCCGAAGAGGACCCGCAGGCCGCGCCAGCCATGGCGCTGAAAGCGCGCGAAGCAGAGCGAATGAAGGACGCGAAGATGGCGTTCACGGCTCGTAACGAAGCAAGAGCGGAACTGCTGGACGTCTCGCTTCCGGCCCCTGCCCCGAGCAGAAAGGGAACGCCCTTTTAGACGGTCCTTCAGGGGCGCAACGCCCCTGTCTCGCCGGCTGCCCGCCGGCTCGGTCGTGGAGAGATAAAAGCGGGGAGGCAGCGGCTTCCGCCGCCGCCCCAGCGTGGCTGGATGAATGAGGATTCAGGTCCAAGAGGGGAGGCCCTCTTAGGGCATCGAAGCGCGCGGATCGTGACTGGAAAATGGAGCCACACCAGCACGGAGACAGTCATGCAACCGCTCATCCTCTCGCTCGACCCCTCGCTCTCGCCCCACTTCTCTAACGTGACCCCGCAGGTCCTCGCCGACGCCTTGGCCGACCTTCTGCCCCACGCATTGGACCTGCTTGCCGCCGACACCAGCACGTCGGTCATCGTGCCCAACCGCGACCTGCGGGGCGTGCACCCCGACCAGGTGCTCACCCTCCAGTTGGCAACGTTGGAAAGCTTCCTTGAGATGGCCGGTGCCGCCAACGGCTAAGCCAGCAGCGCAGCAGTAAACCTGGCCAGTCTGGCCGAACCCAAAAAACCGTACGCGAAACGCGGCTGACCGCCGTGCTGGCGGAGCTTTGCCCACCATCTGGAGCTACTCATGAAACAGCAAACTTTCACCTTCCACATCACCGCGGCGCTTGACATCGTCGCTCGGTTGCCAATGCCTGGACGAAGCAACAAGGGCGCCGAGCGCGAGGTGTGTCGGAAGTCAGCAAAAAAGTTGGCAGAGGCGTTGGTGACGTTTTTCAGCATCAATCGCGTTGAAAAGGCCATTTCCTGCTCAGTTGATGAAGGGATTGCTGAAGTGCTGCCGCGAGTCAGTTTTCCTCGCCATCTTGCGGGCCTCATGGATTTCCCCGAGTCCTATCCGGCCGGTACTAAAGAGGGTTTCGCCGAGCTTTGCGGCGATGGATTGGCGACAAGGAGCTATGCCATCCAGGCGGCCACGCAGGAGGAAGCCCTGTCGCGATTCCGTTCCTTCAGTGCCGAGCAGCTCAATGCGGTTCCTTGGCAGGTGTGGGGGGTGGCCTTCTACGACGCAATGGAGTTCACCGTGCAGGGGCAGTTGTTTGCCCTGAATGTGAGCGAAGAGAAGATCGAAAAGATCGCTGATCACATCGAGCTCGAGCTGTAGTAACTAGCGCCAAGCCTGGCCCAACCCTTACAACCCCGTTCGCGAAACACGGCCTTTAAGCCGTGCTGGCGGAGCTTTGCCCAAAAACCCCTCAACCCTGGAGATTTCCCATGAACGCTGTTGCTCACCCCTTCGACCCCAGCGCGCTGTCCCTGCCGAAGCAGCGCAAGATCACCTCCGCGCCTCGCGCCACCAAGCTCGCGTCCGCCATGGTCGGTTACGACCGCCTGCCCGCAGCACAAAGCACGGACACCTGGCTCACTCCGCCGGAGCTCATTTGGGGCAGCCCGAAGGAAGGCTACACGGGCCTGGGGCCCTTCGACCTGGATCCGGCAACACCCGAGAAGGGGATGCCGTGGCCCACCGCGGCTCGGATGCTCAAGCCGAGCGACGACGGGCTTGCAACGGACTGGCCGGCGGATGCCTTGGTTTTCATGAACCCGCCGTTCGGCCGGGGGCAGGAGGCCTGGATGGAGAAGATGGCCAACCATCCGGGGGGCGGCATCGCCCTGGTGTTTGCGCGAACCGAGACCCGCTGGTTCCAACGTTTCGTGCTGAACCACCCCAATGTCAGCGCGGTGGTCTTCCAGGAGGGCCGCTTGAAGTTCCACCGGGCCAACGGAGACGTAGGTGACGCGCCCCCTGCTGGCCCTGCGTGGATTGCCTACGGCGAGGAGGGCGCCCGTCGCTTGAAGCGGGCGGTCAGGGAGGGGCAGATCCGCGGGTGTTTCCTGGAGCTGGACTTTGCCCGGGTGAGTTTTGGGCTGGGCGAGGGCGTGGGGGCGGCCAACGATGAATGAGGTCGCCAACCTGGTGAAGGCCATCCGAGCCATTCCTTTCACTCCTGGCAAGCCGTGGAATCCGCGGGTTGCATTCGAAACGTTCGTTCAGCACGCACTGATGTCAATGGCACATATCCACGCAGACACCAAGGGTCACCTCGACACCAAAGTCCT